GCATCGTCTTTAAAGTACGGGATAACGGCAAGATCATAAACAAGACCGTTTACCTTTGTGTCGGACTGAAACAGAACGGTTTGAAAGAAGTCCTTGGCATGTGGGTCGGTAAATCGGAAAGTTCTTCTTTCTGGATGGGTGTCCTGACTGATTTAAAGGCGCGTGGAGTGCAGGATATATTGATTACCTGTACCGACAATCTGAATGGATTTACGGATACCATCCGTACTGTATTCCCTCAATCATCCACCCAGATCTGTGTGGTACATCAGATCAGAAACTCTTGTAAATATGTTGTTTATAAGGACAAGAAAGAGTTTACGGCAGATATGAAGAATATCTATAATGCACCCAATAAGGAGGTTGCTGCCACGGAACTTGACAATTTGGAAAAGAAATGGGCAGGAAAGTATCCTTATGCCATACTGTCCTGGAGAAACAACTGGGATGACCTGACTGTTTTCTTCCAGTTCCCTCTGGAAATCAGAAAAATAATCTATACCACAAATCTCATTGAAAACCTGAATGGGAAAATCAGAAAGTACACAAAATCAAAGCTTTCATTCCCTTCGGACGATGCCGTAAAAAAGACCGTGTATCTTTCACTTATGGAGATTGAAAAGAAATGGACAATGCCTATTTCAAACTGGGGATTGATTATGAACCAATTTATGCTTATATTTGAAAGCAGAATCCAGATATAAGAAGAAACTTATAACTGAATCCTGTTTCCATTTACACAAAATTTTGGACAGTGTCGATAAAACAACGCTCATAAATTGTGTATCTAATGCTCTATCCATCTTCTTACCTAAATTCAAATAAAGCCGGATTCCTCCGGCTTTTACTTTACCCACCTTCAGCCTCCAACAATAAAAAAACAGCACCTAACCAAGCAAGTGCTGTTTCCAAATATTAATTGAAAGCTAAATAGAGCTTTGCTTTTCCTTCGAAATTACGGCTCTTTCGTTCCAATGATAGTTTCTCCATTAACAGTAATGTCAATGTTCTTCCCCTTTTGTAAGTAATATACCTGTTGAACCCAGCGAATTGTAGTTTGACTTCCACCCTCCATTTTAACATAGACTTTCACCTTTTCTGTTTTTTCATTTGCAGTGAACACCTTAGATAATCCCTGATGACATTCAATCGTGTTGTTAGCTACTTTTTCACCATCAGCACTGTACTCAAACAAGATTACATTAGTTGTGATCATTGAATAATCTTCCAATTCCCAATTAAAAGTATAGGAAGTTGAAGCAGGATCATCATCATCAGAACATGATGTGAAAAGGAAAATAGGCAGTAAAGCCAGCATGAATAATACTTTTTTCATAACTTTTATTTTGACTGTTAATTAATATGGTGCAAAGATAAACATTCGAAGCTAAATTTGTATAATATTATTTATCAATAATTTCAAATAAAATCATATGTTACTCAACAGATTAATAGAAAATAGAAATCAATAACTCAGAAAGAACTAATTTCTAAATCATTAAAGTAAGACGGAATAATCCCGCCTTTTACTTTTTCCTCTTCAGCATATCCTTTCCAGATGTATTACTCACCTTCTCCCCATATACCACATGTAATTTATCTTTCTGCATGATAATCAAATTGCGATATGGTATCTTATACACTATCTCATCATAAGACAGATGCAGATTTTCCATGAACGATGCAATCTGTCCAAGTAAACAGTTATTTCCTGCTACCTCTGTTTCGCTGCCAGATCTGCTACGTTCTTCGCTAAAGCTGACAGCCTCGTAAAATTTTCAATCGAAATCAATGACAAAGCAATGGATAAAGCTTCTACATTCTCTTCAAATGTTCCCCTTGATAATTCCTCAAACAGTTCATCATTCCCATTGATAAACCAAGAAAGGGCATGTGAGGCATTCGAAGTGTCTTTCATAGATCGGAATATATCCTCCAAGTTCTCTATCTTCCCAACATTCGACAGATAGCTTGCTGCTCCAGCTATTTTATGAATGGTAGGAGGATAAATGATATACGACTTTCCATTCACTACCACAACTTTAAAATCATTGCCTATTATGGCATCCGAAACAATTCTCGCACCTTGATTCATAATCTTTAAATAAAAAAGGGTGAAGGCAGTAAATTCCACTCCCACCCTTCCATTAAATAATCTTATTTACCTTAACCTTCTGAAATGACCACTTCCGATTCGTCAAACCACTTTTCGGAAGCCAATCCATCTACTCCTGTAGCAAGAGGAACGGCTGAAACAGCCAATCCAACAGCCTTATCAGTATTGGATCCACGAGCATTGATAGCCGCTTTGGGAAACACAACGTATACACCATCTTTGGTTTTTCCAATGATACATTTATAAATAGGCTTGTATTTGCCTCTTTCCCAATTCTTTTCAGTGGCTTTTCCACCTTGCAAGTCTTCTTTGGTTTTGTAGTCATACTCACCAATGGTAAAGTTGATTTTCACCTCACCCGGTTCGGACGTTTCCCGGTAGTACTCACCTGTCAAGGCGTTTTTGTACCTCGTGACACTCGCCTCCGCTTCCTCGTACTGATACGTATCACCGTGTACGTTCTTGACCTGCTTCGTTGCTGCGTTTTTCAGAATAGCAGCAACTTCCGCGCCTGTTAATCCGGTAGCCGGAGTTGTAACCGTTTTAATAGATTCTGCGTAATACAATTCATCAATTTCTACAGCTGTAATCATAATTTTTCTAATTTACATTTAACACTTTAAATAATACTCTCACATTTACATAATGACACTTCAAAGCAATGTCCGCTTCTGTACCAATTGAATCAATGGAATAACGATAGGTCGTACCATCATAGGAACCTACCATATCATCCAGTATCTTCATGGCTTGTCTTTCAAATTCAGCCAATCGAACAAGGTTTGCAATATTTGGCTCGATATCTGGAACACATAGATTAACCTCAACAAACCCTTTTTTCCAATATGTTTCCTGAGATTGTTCTTTTGTCCAAATGATTACTCTCTCGGTAGTTATTTCACCATCAGGAATATTTCCCTTTTGGTAAACTTCTATTCCGAAAGCCTTGCAATCTCGATAGAGAATGTTTCCTATATCGGTAGTTACTATCATTCAAATTCTTCTTTTAACCGTTTCTCCGCATATATAGCGGCACCACTCAAAACATCAAACCCTTTTGGATTCCACGAATGAAGCGTATTCTGCTTCGTTTTTTCAGCGTCAGACCGTCTTTATCGACATCGTAATCATTGGACGTTCTCAAAGTGAGCGTGTGGTCTTGATAGTTGCCGTGTTCTTCTGCGTACTTCACAGCTTCATCGCCCACGTCAATTATCTTCTTCTCGACTTCCCATTCTCCTTCATTGAAAAAGGAATCGACATCTGAAAAATCAAAATCTACATCCATAACTCCGAGTAGTTAAAGTAGTTCGTACTCTTCACCGTGTAAACCTCACCTTGACCTCTCATGCTCTCGCCATCCATGCAACGGACTTCATCACCTGCCTTGATAGTAATTCTCTTCTCACACACTACGTGATAGTTAGGACGGTATACTTCTCCATTGACAGACTTAAACTCTTTAGTAGAGTTATCATCACAACGACACTTGCATACGTCCTGCCAACTTTCACCACCTGTACCAAGAATTGGTCGCCCAAACTCATCCATTTCAAATGGCGTAGTTACCTTAATCTGTAATATGTGTGGAGCGTAATACATAGTTACCAAAGATTAGAAGCGTCCTTAATCGTACTCAGGCCCACCAAAACAGATGCTTCATCATTCAGAGTGATCCCATATTTTCTAAGCATCAGGAGAGAACTGTTCTTTATCGAATCAGCACTCCAAGAGGTCGAAAAACCACTTTCGTCAATAGATGTAGGGTGAAGTATATTCTTATTCAAAAACTCGCTGATAGAGCCCGAAATAGCCTTCTTTTCCTCATCTGTCACCTCTCCTTCTGTCTCAAACCCGAAATCAATAGCGAAATCAGAAGCTCCAGCATCGGATATTTCACCGATGTAGGAGAATCTCTGTTTTATGTAGTCAAGTGATGTCATACCTCAATGCCTAATGCCTCTTTCAGTTTTGCGATTGTTACTTCATCCAAAGCAGCCACATTCGCAATCAGGGTTTCCCCTTTCATGTTCATTGCCGCCTTATCGCCAATAGCCTTCAAAGCATCAACCAAAGTCTTTTTCTCGAACTCCTTTTCAAAAAGGGAGATTTTCTCCTCTTTCTTTTCTCCAAAAGCCTTCACCTCTTCGACACACTCAGCAAGTTTGCGATTTTCCAAGTCTCGCACACGGGCTTCGTCTTCTATTTCAACAACTTCACCAACACTATATAGTTGATGAGTGAATTTGTCACGGAAAACACTTGTAACCTTTACTTTCATGCCTGTACCGTTTTAGAATCCAATGTATAAATTCTATCAACATTGTTGATGATAGGAACAACCATAGCCTGAGAAGAAGTAAATTCCCTCAATGGGTCGTTCTTTGAGTACTTGGACAACAGAATGAATTCATCTGCCACCTGGTATTCAACACCGGCAACCCGACGTGTTGTC